AAGCATTTAAAAAATGATATAATCCACCTATGTGGTTATCTCCATGGTACATATTTTTAATACCATGAAAACCAGTATTTAATAGAGAGTTTCCGTCAACTAATAAGGTTCTTATCAAAACACATTTATAAAAGGTTAAACAATTTTTTTACTTTACAATTTCTACCAACTCAATTTCAAATTTTAAATCCTCTCCAGCTAAGGGGTGATTCATATCTAGATTAACACTTTCCTCCTCTATTTTAACCACTTGTCCTTGTACTGGTCTACCTTGACTGTCTTGTCCTTGAACAAAACCATTTAGTTCGTAAACCATTTCTTTTGGAAATTCTGATTTAGGTACTGTAATAACAGCTTCATCGATGTATTTACCGTAAGCTTCTTCAGATGCCAATGAAATAGTCTTTGTTCCACCAACTTCCAAATCCTTAACAGCGTCATTAAAGCCTTTAAGTAATTTACCGTCATCTATAGCAAATTCTAGTGGTTGGTTTCTATCTCTTGAACTATCAAATACTTGTCCTTCTTTTAGTGTTCCTGTGTAGTGTACTTTAACTTTGTCTCCTGTTTTTAATTTAGTCATTTTCTTTTTCTATTTTTAAGTCGAAATCACCACCCACGCCTAATTGTTCAGACCAAAAGGTAGCATTTTCTTGTTTATATTTTTCTATTGATTTTTTTTCTTCGCTAGCTTCTCTACCAGCTATAAATCCATGTGGGGTTATAAGTATTTTTCCATCCTCATATCCCAAACCATTAACATGGTTTTTCATAATGGTTATTTTTGTTCTAGTAGCAAATTTTACTTTTCGTTTTTCTTTAACTGCTGTAATATTTGTTGTACCACCATTTTTTTGATTACCAAATCTAAATACTAATGTAGAATTTAACCATAAAGATTCACCCCCTTTTGCTTTAATTTTAGGTTGTCCGAATGGGTTATCTGGTAATTCAACCCACGGTTGGTTTACTACTACTAGTGTATTTGTGTATTTTGAGTCCTGTCTTCTTGATTTACCAATTCTTTGATTTAGACCCATACCTATCTTATCAGCTAATGTAGCTGCATTGTGCATTTTACCACCTTTACCGTCAAAAGTCATTTTACAAGGTACCGAACCAACTGAGTCCCATAAAAATAATAAGTCGTACTCTAATTCACCCTTATCTTGTGCATCAAGTAATGTGTTAATATAGTCAGTAATTTCTTCAATGTATTGAAAGTCGTTATTGAATAGGAAAAATCCATCCCAGTCTATTTCACCTGTAGTTTTATCAACAACTTCCTCACAATCAAAACCTAAAAGTTTGGCATGTTCAAAACCCCATTTTTGTTCAGTAATAATTAATACAGGTAAAATACCTTTATTTTGTGCGTCAACAGCAGCTTTTATTAAAGCTGTAGTTTTTCCAGTATCAGAGTGACCTAAAAACATCTGTAAATGACCCATAGCTGGACCTGGTAAACCAGTGGCATCAAGGAAAGCTTTCCCTAAATCAAAAAATCTTTCTGGTTTAAAGTTAGCTTTCTTTGAAAATTTGTTTTTTAAGTCTGAAAATGTTCTTTTTTTTAATGCCATAGTATCTAATTAAAATGGTAAGTCTTCGTCTTGTGGTGCGTTTGCTTGTGGGTCTTTACTACCGCCTAAAACTGTTGTGTCGGTAGTATTTTGTACCGCATTAGGGTCATCATAAACATATTTTTTAAGTTCTGAATCCCATACTGGGTCTAATCCTTTAGCTATAGCTTCTAAATACTCTACAGGTTTTTGTGAATAAACATCTTTCCAAGTTCTTTCATCCTCAAACCATTCTTTAGATTTTTGTTCGTCATTAGAAAGTTTTCCTGGGTCTTCATACATAACTGTAGACACTGTTGTATACTCACCTCTTCCACCAGGTAATGGTACAGCTTGCAACATAAGTATTAAATCTCTACCTTCATTAATGTCGGTAACATCACCTTTCTTTTGCCAAATTGGAATTATCTTATCTATTGGCCCGTCTCCTCTCCAATTATGTTTAAACCTCCAAAATTTAACACCATCTTCTTCATTATCTCTATCAATAACTTTTACAATGTAAAATTTTTGTGAACGATACGAACGAGCTAATTCTTTTGATTGTGCATCTCCGGCAAGTCTTAAAGCTTCTTCAACTTCATTTAACGGACTTCTTTCACCAGATGGTTTTCCTTCATCGTTTTTACCTGGGTCATATAATTTAGTCCATCTCCCTTGTACTTGAATATTATGGAAGTAAACTTCTTTAAATGGTGAGGTACCGTCTTGTGTTGGTATGATTCTTATTTTTTTCTCTCCTGATTTTGTTCCTTTAGGTAACGCGATAGAAAGGTATTGTTTAAGTCTATCTTCTTGTGACATCATAGGTTTTGATGAACCTGATGGTTGTTTGTTTTTTTCGTACTGTGCCAGTACAGCGTCTAAGCTACTCATAAATTTTCTATTTTAATATGTTAATTATATATCTTCTTTGTTAAATATACAAACATATTAATTAATAGTCAAACAATATAGTAAAAGGATTTTTTATTCTTCGTCGAAGCTTTTTTTGATTTCAGACTCATTATAGTCTTCAACATCTTCTGGTGTTAAAATATATTCTTTTTTACCTGTTTTGTCAAAAATTTCTTCCTTATCAACAAAAAAATCAGTTAAAGTATTATTAAATGGTCCACTATCGTATTTTCTTAAGTCCATTTTTTCTTGTGGAGTTTTTGGTCTATACTTTTCTATTTTAACTTCTAAATCTGAAATTTTATTTACCATATCATCCATAGAACTTAGGTGTTTTTCTAAATCAGTTAGTTTAGACATTAAGTCTGTTAGTCCTTGTGTGTTCTTAGATAAAATATCTTTTTGTGACGTTAGTTCATCACTTATCTCTTCATCTTTTTTAACTAGGTCAGTAACATCCAGTTCTGTTGTATCACTTTCTGGTTCTTCCATATCCAAATCACCCAGTTCCTCATCTTCAATAGCTATCTCTTCATCTTCAACAGCACCCTCTTCATCCTCTACTGGAAGTTCATCCATTGCAGCTTCTGGGTCTGTAGGTATTTCTAAATCTTCTTCACCACCTTCAACATCTTCTTGTTCTGTCATGTCTATGTTGAATTTTTTGGCTAACCTTTCTATATGACTCCCCATACCTAAATTAGCTATACTTTCATTTAGGTTATCGGCATTGTGATTTAAATTATTAAACCTAATTAATTCTTCTAATATTTTTTTATCCATTTTAGCCATTTAATAGTTGTTTTACTTGGCCTGAAGGTGATTCTACATTAACTCGTCTATTTACTCTAATACTATTGTCTACTCTTTCTATTAAACCGTCTCTAGACCTAATAGTATAACATATCCCAGTATCTAAATCACAAACCTCTTTACCGTTTTCATTTTGTCCGTTCTCAACTATGTTATCTGTCTTTTTACAAATAAAATTTCCTAATTTTTCTAAAAGTTTCATATCTCTAATCATATTATTGTGGTTTTTCTCATTATATAAATATCTAGTAAATCAATAATAGTCAACACTAAGAATAATATTCCGGGAACATACGTTCAGGATTTAAGTAATGTTCTACTACTTTACCACTACCATTAACAACACCACGTATTACTTCTAAGTGTAAATGAGGTCCCCTAGACATTCCACTATTTCCTAATTTACCTATAATAACGTTACCAAAAGCAATATCACTATCACTAATTTTAGATACTTCTTGACCCATATCCAATACTTCACCTTCTCTTAGATTTGCATATTTTACTTTGTAGTAAGCTGTTTCACCTTCTCCAGGGAATTCCAGTATAGTTTTTTGAGTTATTACATAATTACCATATCTTGCACATTTGTTATCTTTTTGTTGTGGTTTACAACCATCTAATCTATCAATAACTGTTCCAACCATAACTGGTCTAATTAATATACCTTCTTCACTACTAACCTCTGTTGTTTGGCTTGGTATTGGTGTTAAGTCTACACCTAGATGTCTTGTTTTGCTATCTGTTATTTGTTGTGGGTTAATTAATTCTGGCATAATTGGTAGTAGTAATTCAACATTGTCTTCCACCCAAGGTGTATTATCCAAATCTAAATAACCGTTATCTTCCGGTGTTAATTTTAATTGTTTTGGTGTTGCATCGTTATCATCATAAAATACATTTTTAATTTTATCTTGTAGTCTAGTTTCTGCTGCTGCGTAAAGTTTTTCTTCTACTCTTTGTACCAAGTCTGTAATATTTGGTAATTTAGGTATTGGTACTCTAACACCCTCAAAACTTGTTTCTATATTGTTGGGTGTTATGTTGTGTTCTACATTTATAATTAAATAAGGTCCGTTAAACATTGGTAGGTATCTTAACTGAAAGTATTGGGTTGGTTGTATGGTCACATTTCCAATACATGTAACTTTTGCTGTGTAAGACCTACTCGCATAGACATTATATAATGATGATGATGCCATACTGGTTGCTCCTCCACCACCCGAATCTGCCATTTGTTGTAATATCTTATAACTCTCTGAAGTGTTTTGAAATTGTTCTTGGTCTAATGTTATTGATTCAAACATGTTTTGATTAGGTATTCCAAAGTCTACCGTGAACCCCATAACTTTATTAGATAGTTTTTTGTTACCACAGTCAGGACCAGCCAAAGGGTTATTACTAACCAAATTTAATGCAAACCCGTCATTAGCATATCCATTGTTTGGGGCTTTATTATTTAATTGGGATGATGGTTTTCCAACATATTGACATAGAAAAACTGGGGAAGATTCTAAGTAATCTACTGTTTTAAATGTCCCAAACATCGCATTACCCTGTTTTTGTGTGTTATCACCACCAACACTATAGAAGTTAATGTACGACGGTAATGGAATGTAGTTAAAGAAATTATTTGCTAAAATTGTGGATATGTAACTAGAAATACTCTGTGTTAATGTTTTTTCGTTTCCAGAGTCAAAAGGTGTGTCTAATTTTATTATGTCCCATATATTAATAATTGCACTATCACCAATATCTTTATTTGCTCTATCGAAAAATAAAAATCTCTGAAATAGTGTTTGGGTTTGTAGGTCTAATCCTGATATCCACCTATCATTAAGAGTTTTAAATTGATTGTATAAATCCAATTTTAGGTCATCACCTTCGATACTTGTTCTACTGTCCGCCATATCTTGGTCTGGTGTGTTTTCTTCATCGTTAATATTTCCATTACTAACTTTTACTAACTGATTTATGTATTCATTTTCTTTTGTGGACAGACCATCTAATTCAGACATAAATTGTGTAAGGTATGTACTAGCTGGTATTAACCCACTATTGGCACAGTGTGCGGCATACAATCTTATAAAAGGAGCAAAACCTTTTATGTTTTCAGAATTAAATTCTATCCCATTATTTCTAATAGTAGCAAAAAAGTTTAATATTGGGTTTGTTGCTACATTTGGTACTAAGATAGTAAATTGGGTACTATCCTGAGAGTAGTATTGTCCAACATGTAGTTTAATATCTATGTCTTCTTGTGAACCAGCTAATGGTGGTATACTACCTGGAGTTAGGTTACCAAATTCATATTCGTTATTACCAGATTCAATATCTTTTAATTTTTGTATTAGGGTTGAGTTGTTTATGACCTCCCCAACATTAGTTGTTGTTTTATGTACATAACTAATTCTTTTATTTAAAAATTTAGTCATGACTTTACCGAATTTTTTAAGTTGTGCTTTAGCGAGAACCCCCTCTATTCTAGTTACTGCCTGTGTAGGGTCTAACCATTTTTTTTCAATAACTGTAATATCTTTAATAATTTGTTTCATACTACCACCCAAGTCAGCATCACCGTTAGGACTTGCAAATTTTAAAAATAACGATTCAAAAAAATCTAGTTGTTCTGAATTAAACACCCCTCTTAATTCTTCTATCGTTGAATAGTCTTGTACATCAAAAGGTCTAAGCTGCCAAGCTATTTGTTGGTCTTGTGTGTTGTCTATTTTCTTAAAGTATCTATGTTCTTGTGCTCTATAATTTGGGCTATGTTGGAAGTATCCATAATTAGACATTCCCCATAACATTCTACAACCACCATTATTTAACCATGCAACATTAGGTGTGGAATAACTATTAATATCTGTATCAATTAGAGCTCCTGAAGAAGGGTATACAATAAAATAATCCCTCCCAGTTCCTTTTGCTCCTAAGAGTGGGTTGGTGATATTAGCCGAATCTAAATGAACGTCAAAAAATTTAAAGTCAGTATTATTTGTTGTTATGTTTGGATTTTGTGATATTGTTAGTGGTGCTCCCACTCCAATTGCATTATTTAAATTGGTTGTTGGTGTGGTAAACTCACCAGAAGCAATATAATGTATAGCTCCTATTACCTCTTGGTAGACTCCGAAATTTGTTGTAGAACCATTATAATTTAATGTTCCACCACCAGAACTATCTGTGTAGGTAAATGATTGATTTATATTACCACCAACTGGGTCATAGAACGGACCAACACCACCTCCTCCACCTAAGTTATTAAAATCACCACCAAGTATATCACCCATACCATTAACTTGTTCTTTATATCTATGCCATATTGACCCTAGTCTAAGTAATAATGATACTGGTACATCATGAATAGCTGGTATTTGATTAAATATTTGTGATATGTATGAACCGAACTCTGTTGTTCCCTCACTATCACCTTTTAATAAAACTTTTTCTCTAAATGTCGGTAGTGGTAGGGAGTTTAAGAATAGGTACGACGCAGAAATATATGGACCGGGCATTCCAAGAGCGTCCATAGCTACACCACCCACAATTGCATTTATAAAATAAGGTGTATTCAACATGGAAGTATATAGACTATAGTTTTCTTCAGCTACTGGTGCTGGTGAACCAGGTACTGGTAACGATGTGGAGAATGTTGTAGTATCATCCCTCACTATTTCTCCTTCTGTAACTCCTAGTGGGTTTGTTGAGGTGTTTAATTCTTTGTAAAATTCTTCTGGTTGTGAACTTAGTTTTTTTGGTGTGTTATTAAATCTAGCTAGTGTATCTATTTCAAAACTAAAACAAAAGTTTTTATATATCTGGTATCGGATATCATCTTTATCCCTGAGATTAAATGTCCCACCTAAATCATATTCTAAACTTTTTCCTATTTCATAAAAATCACCAACCCTACTATTTTCACCATTAGCATAATTGGCTTTAATCCAACCACCCGCACCTCCCCAGTATGTTGGTGCGAGGTCAAAAAATGCATCAAAAGTTTTTGATATGTCTTTAACGTATTTTATATTTTCTTCAAACCCTGCTGGATTTACACTATAAACTATTTCTGTATAAGAAAAATCATATGACTTAGTGTTTGTTTGTGGTGTTACTGTATTTGATTCTAGATATAAGTTTGTTCTTTCTGGGTCATTTGTCTTTAAAAAGTTAATTAAGTCATCACTAGATTTTACATCCTTAAAAAACTGATTTAAAGAATAAGATTTACTAACTTTATCATATAAATTTTTACCATCATAACCAGCAAGTTCAAATATATGAGCGTTTAGATTATAACCACTTCCAGCAAATCTAGTATCTATACTACCATATCTTACGGTTTTTTGACCTCTAAGTAATATTTCCCACATCAAACTAACAAAATAGGTGTCACTATATGGTTCTTTGGTTACATTCCAGTCGTATATATTAATTGGTATAAATTCTTTTACATAGGCATTATTAGGTGTTTGTAGATTAAAGTCTGAGGACTTATAAACACTTGTTTTGGTATACTCTTCAACAAAGTGTACTTCAGGCCAAACTTTAATGTCGTCAGCTCCAGTACTATCTATAACATCTTTAGCTCCTGGGTATTTTAAAACTGAAGACGTAGTACACTCATCTTCTTCTTCCACAACAAAATATTGAGGCCATGGATAAACTATGTCATTACTTTTACTGTCTTTGGAGATGTCTAACCTTTTTGCGTTACTTTTCATTTCCATAGCGTTAGTGTGTACTATATCCATTAGTCTTAAAAAGGTGTCTGCACCTGCCATAATAATTGCAAAAACATTTCTAATGGTTGGTTTAAACCCTATTTCTGCTTCTAATCTACTATTTAGTGTTTTACCAACTTTAGTAGACATTTTAGTTGCACTTTTTTCAAATTCAGTTTTATGTTTTTTAAATAATTCACCATATACTAATGACGCACCATCCATTATAATCCAAGGTTCTAATTCAGTATCTAACCCTGAGTCGTCAACCACTTTAACATTTATGCCTGAAACTTTTTGAGCTTCAAATAAATCTGTTTGGTGTAGGAGTTTGGTGTCTACCATATATTCACCACCTTTTCCAAATGTTAAATTTTCATTTGCTTCATCAGTAAATGTGTCTATTATACCTTGTAATTTATCTTTCGCTTCAGTAATTATTTTTTCTTTGTAGACTATTGGGTCTTCTGTTTCAGGAATTACATCTATACCTTTTAAAGGGTAAGCACTAACATTAATTGTTTTACCTGTTGTTGTTGTATCAGGCACCACAACTTGTACTGTAACAACTTTATTGTTATTTAAGTATCGGTCTTTCCACCCATCTTTTTCTTTTATAGATTTATTTAAATCTTTAAGTAACGAATCGTACTCAAGTCTATCAGTAGTCATTTGTAAACTACTTTCACCAAATAATTTTCCTAGATTATTATCTAATAATTTTAATTTTTCTATAAGGTCAACTAATGTTATTTCTGAATCTTTGGAAAAAGATTCATCAATTAATCCTTGTTGTCTATATGTAGCATAAACTTCTTTTAACACTTGTTTCCCTCTAGTTTCAGTCACACAACCACTAGCGTCACAACTAGTTGGGTACATGTATGGTGCTGTTAACACCTGGTGCATATTTATATCCCTAAGTAATGCTACGTGATTACCAACAAAGTTACACGTCACTAAATAATCACCACTCGCTGGGTCAAACCTAGATGAAAATTTTTCCATGGTGAGCTGGTACTTTACTGCCTTACCATAATAACCCTTAAGTGTTAAATAAAATGTTGGGTATGGTAGGTGGAAAAAGGCCGTGTAGGGAGTGTTCCCCCTGGCTTGTTCAAATAATGTTTTCCCTCTTACATCAGTAAAATTAATACTTACTTGTGGTATATATGATGCATTTAACTTAACGTTTATTGATGTTATTCCGAATCCTTGAAAATCTAGTGTGTTTTCTGTCGTTACACCTATAGTAGTACCTTCACTATCTACAGTTTTAACTTTTTTATTAACATCTGGGTTTGTAAAAGCTTGGGTCCAATCGGAGTTTAAAAAATCCGAGTTTTTTGGTTTTAGAAAATTTAATTCACCATCAAATATGTCCACTATTATTCTATCTCCTTGATTTTGTGAACCAGAAATAACTTTACTACGTGGATAAATTATTGCTGTAAGATTAGCGTACATAACCATATCTTCATGGTCTACAAGTCTATCTTTAATCTCACCATTTAATACCACTTTGTTTGGGTCTACAACAACAAGGTTGTTTCCTACCGCATTTGTGTATATGTTACCGCTGTTTAATTTATCTGCCATAATAGAGGAAGTGTGTGTCTACTTTTGATTTATATTCCTCAAGTGATGTCATTAGTGGGTGTGGTATCCTTATAAGTGTTCCATCTGGAATATTCCATTCTTGTCCACCGTATTGTGGATTAGCTTGCATAATTAACCAACCATAGTAGGGTGAGTCATAGTATTGCTGTGATAGTTTATCCAGTCTAGTTTTGCCTACTTTATAAACAGTTTCTCTATCTGTAGATTTCACATCTAATGTAATGCTGGGAACCATAATAAAGTCACCATTTACAATAAATTCACTATATCTATCATAATAACTCATAATTAACTAATATATAATTGTCCTATCATTTTATGGTTAAAACTAACGGTTTGTGTCCCCACATTTCTACTCTTTAATTCATTCCTAACTAAATTTTGTGCAGTAGCACCAGTATTTATACCGTAACCAACGTTATATGTTGTAGTAAAAGTTTTCAAACTATTTTCTAATTTTTCATAACCCATATAAAGTGTCTCATCAAATCTAGATTTTACAAGACTTAAATCATATGTTAACCAATTAGTTACTATAGTTTCTAACAAAGGTTTAAATCTTCTACTCGTTTGGTATCTTATTCCGTTCACGCTACTTTCATCAACTTTAAGTAATTTATCATATAATTCCCCATTTCTATATTTTAATACATCAACTAATTGGGTCTTATATCCGTTTTTAAAATTAAAAGCCATTGTATCATTTGTACATAACCTATTAATAAAGAATAAGTATTCTTCCCCACCAGGATAGTTCTTACTAAATGTCGGTATGACTTTTTTTGTTATGTAGTCATTTAAAACTACTGCTGAACTATTGTAGTCGGTAGTTAAATCGTTTAGTTCTGTGGTCCCAGTTAATTGGTAGGCTCTTACTTGTCCACCAACAGAATTTAAAAATTCCCCATCATAATTACTTACAGTCACTAAATTTAATTTATCTATCGTATTTACCAAATTTACTTGTTGTTGTCTAAAACTGTTTGTTGTTGATAGGATTGAGTTGGTTATGTTTGTTAATTGTTCTTCTAGTGTATTTAATAAACAGTGTCTTATATATTCCCTTTCTTTATTATTTGTTTCTAACGTACTAAATTGTATTTGTATATTAGTTGTTCCAGAATTAATACTATTTTTTAATGTTGTATATTTTGTTATTATATCATCTATTATGAATTGTGGTATACCCACTAATTCTCTATTTAATGCACCAACAGTACCATTTGTAAATATTCTATCAAACATAAATTCTTCTGTAAGACCCATACTTTGTGTTAAAAACATTTGACTTAAACTATTTTTAATATCTAAAGCATATGACTTACTATACCCCACAAAGGTATTTAATAAATTTTTATATTTTATTTCATTTGCCATAACTAACTTAGTTCTCCACCTGTTAATCCATCAACAGTATTTAATAAATTATTATAGTCATCAACTAACTGACTATTTGTTTGTGTAATAGCATCTAATACAGCTCCTTGTGTTCCTTCACCCTCTAACACAACTTTTGTGTCAGTAATACTGTCCTCATTATATACTTCTGTATTTGCAAAGAAATTATTAGATAATGCATTCTGTAATTCAGAAACTGGTTTTTCCAATCCTTGACCACCGATATATTTGAAGTTCATAGAAACATTCGCTATCATTGGTTGCACACCAATCCCTTCAGGATTTAAATCAAATATAAGTGGTTCATAATTAAAACTAACTGAATCTATCGCGATTTTAGTGTGATAAAAATCACCAATCCTTAAAACACAGATTGGTGGTGCACCAAATGCGGTATTTTCCGCATCTACATTTTGAGCCCCTCCTTCTGTTTCTGTTGGTATCGTTCTTCCTGGTCTTGTACATTGCAATAGAAATGATAACCTACTGTTTAGACCTTCTGGTGTCATAGAGTGAAACGATGGGTGAAAATATTTTAATTGCCTTTTTAGTGAATCATAAACAAACTCTTCATTTTCTTCTAAATGTTTAAAATAGTTTTCTTCTCTCATTAACCTACTTAATAATCTTTTTGCGTTTACCGAACCACCAACAGCTTTTTTATAAGTTAAGTTAGAAGTTGTGGATAATGGTGGTTGTGTGTCAGTACCAGTTTCCAGGTCTGTAACACCTTGTGAGTTATCATCGTTTATGTTTGCCCCCACAGAATTACCATCATTTATCTCATCACCTTCATTAACTTGTTGGTCGACAACATTATTATTAGGGACCTCTATAGTATTTTGTACAATTTCTAAATCTACAGCTGATAATAAGTCACCGTATTTACCAGCTAATTCATATATGTCAAATTTTTGACATCCCGCTATAAATGATTCTAAAATAGCGTCAGCGGTAGTATCTGGTACATTTTCTAACTCTTTTGAGGCTATAACATCCATAATAGATGAGTGGTCAACCACTATTTTAAAACTTAATGTACCAATTCTTTCAGTGTAGTTGTAAGTATATATTGGTTCCGGTCTACCTAGAAAAGATACTGAGTTCCATTGAGCTGAGTTGGTGTCACCAACATTAATATCGTAAGGTGGAAACCACATGACTCTACCTCCGTTAGGTCCTTTTTCTGATGCTGGTAGGAAATCTAGTTCTGGTGCTCCTCTCCAAGCTAAATTTTCTAAAGAAAACATATATTTTTTAACTCCATTAGCGTCAACGTTATGTCCCATGTTTGGGGCTATATTAAGGTTGTAGGTACTAGAGAGTACCGAGTCTGGATTACCTCTTAGTAGTCCACCACTTTTTTGTAAATTTTTAAATGTGTAGTAAGGATTATCTTTGGTCCACGTTCTACAGAACTCTGTTGGTCCTACTCCACCGAATATGCCTTTGTCTATAAATCTAGCTCCACTACCTTTAGATATTTGTTTATAACCATCATTAAATATTTTAGATGTTTGGTCTATTGCGTGTCCTGCGTGTTTTCTTTTTGCTCCACCCATTAAAGGTGCTGAATCTATTAATTTCTGTGTTTGGTCTAAAATGCCACCAACCCTTTTTGGTTTTATAAAAGACCTGGTATATAACATCCCTGGAGGTGCATTAACTGAAGCTAGTGAGGTACTACCAAACCAAGTAAATCCTGCCGCTAACCCCCCTCCGTCGGTATAAGCTTTTCCTTCTAAACCAAAATTATATTTTTTCCATAAAGCAACACCGTTAACTGTTTCCAGTTCTTTAGCTACCGCTCCTGGACCATAAACTAACGCTTTAGTTTTTTTACCGAACTTATTAGTTGGTGTTGCGTTATTTGGACTTTCAATATTAGACGGTTCGGTACTCTTAGAACCAACATAATAATATGGTGTTACATTGGTAACTCCGGGGTCTAATTGCACTCTACTGTAATCAGGCCTATATTGGTTGTATACTAAGTTGTCTTGGAATAGACTCTTTTGTTGTTGAGCTCCCATATGGGTTATGAAGTTATCACTTGGGTTTGGAACTGATAAGTCATTTTGTGGTATGTTATTACCGTTGGTTAGGAATTCACCTACAGCATCTGCTGTAGCTGATATATTGTCTGTTACTCCAGCATAATTAACACCGTTTAGTTTTAGTTGGTTTATGTCTGGGATAAACGGTAAATTTTGGTATTGGCCACTTATTTCGGACGTACCGTTATAATTACCTGATAACCTATTTAAGTAATCCTCACCTTTAAGATAAGTTAGTCCTGGTGATATACTAATGTTATTACCATTTTCATTATCTAATGTATTAAATGTTTGATTTTCTGATAAGTTTAGTTGGAATAGTGGTAGTGCGGCTAACATTAGAGGACTATCGGAACCAACAGATGTGTTTTCACCAGTATACAATTCGTAAGTCCCATAACATGAAATGCTAAACCCTATGGGTTGAAGTGTGTTTGGTGTTACGTACTCTAGGTGTGTTTCTGTAAATAACTTATTTGTGTTAATACTTAATATATCTTTATATCCACCTTCTGGTCCGTATTTATTATCTAAAAAACTAACCCCTTTCCAATATTCACCAGAATCCTCAACTGTTTCTTGATTTATAACTGATTGTTCTATGGTTTGACTTATAATTTCATCACCTGGTTGTTGTACCCCAAATGGTGGTGGTATAGGATTTCCATCAGATAAATAAGAACTTTGTAGGTTTTTACCTAATAAAAAAACCCTTAAAGATTCTGTAGAAGCTGGTGTTGGTTTCCATGGACCTAACGTTCCAGCACTTTTAATTCCTGTATTTTTACCTAAACTCATATTGTTTTATTTTAAACACTATTTAATTGTGAATACATATCTTGTTTTTGTCCACTACTAGTTCTACTAAAAGCGTCCATAAATGCTCTTGCATCAACCCTTGCTGACTCACCTTCCCCTTGAACGGTTATTGTTCCACCTACTTGTAGTGTTTGTCCACCTCCACCACCAACACCACCCATTAAAGCTGATTCTAAAGCGTCTATTCCTTGTCCACCATCCATTTGTGTGCCAGTAACAATGTAGTCACCAGCTCTAGTATTACGAATTTCACCATCAGGGGATATAATAGCATCATTTAAATTAACCCCATCCTGGAACATTTCCAATACAGTGTCTTTAAATTTACCACTAAATGAGTCTAAAATTTTACGTTTTTCTTTTTCTTGTTCTTTTATTAATTCTTCTAATTTATCATCATCTATTGCATTACCAGCATCTTTCTCTTTTTGTAAAGCATCAATCTCTGCTTGTCTAGTTTCAAATTTCTCTTGTTGTTCTGGTGTGATTTGGTTAGTTGTAGGTATTGTACCTGCTAACATTTGTGAAGCTGTCATTGCATCTACATCAGTAGAACTACCACCCATTAATCTTATTTGTACCCTTGCTGCTGCTTCAATACGAGCTAACGCTTGTTCACTTTTTTCCGCGACCGTAAGTTGTTGTCTATATATATCAGTATCAGACATACCTTCTTTTCTTAATAACTCCATTTGTTCGTCGGTCACATTAGCAACATCTACCATTTCTTCAATACCAGGAATTTTAACTTGTGCGGCACCACCTTCACCTATTTGAGCCATTGATGCTATTAATTCTTTGTCTGTTTCCGACATGTCCCCCACAAATTCTAATTCTGAGAATACAGCTGCTCTTCTAGCAGATTTTACCGCGGTATCGGCTAGTTCTTGGTAACTCATCCCCATTGCATCTGCTTGGTCTCGTAATTGTCTTCTTGATTCCGGTGATATAACAAATGCATTTTTTTCTTTATCAAAAGTTACAGCTGCTGCTGCGGTATCTACAATCGCGTCTTGTAAACCTTCTAAGTCATTAGTTGCCATATACATTAACTTAAATGGGTCAGCTAAATCACCTACTGCACCACCAATTACCTGCATTCTAGCTGCAAAGTCTATAGCTCCTTCCGGGTCTAAGAATTTTTCTGCCATACCAGTCACTGTAGACATTTCTAAACCAAGAGCTTGTGAACGAGCAACCATTCTAGCTAAACCTTCTACACCGTTTTCAAATCCGTATGTGTTAATTAATTTTATATTACCGGTAACATCACCTAAAAATTGTTCCATAGTAACCCCTAACTCTTGTCCTGTTTGTATTATATCGGTAAGAGCTCCATCCGCGTCATCTATCCCCCCAACAGCATCGTCTAACGACATACCTACAGTATCAAAAGCGTCTGCAAATTTAGAGGCGTCAAAACCATCTAAAGTCTTGGTTAATAAAGCGGTTCTTTTCATAACATCTGGTGAAATATATAGATTTCTACCAATTTCTTGTGTTATGGATTTAAATGCCGCTAGTAATTCATTTGCTCTTAATCCATATTCTGCCCCTTCAGTTGCGGCCTCATTAATTAATTCTATTTGGTCTATTAATTGAGCATTGGATAATCCAATAGATTTGGAAAGGTCTAATCTTAATGTATCTTCATAAGCTAGTAAATCTAACACCTTTCCCATGTTCTCCGCTGATACCGCAGTACCTCTTCTCAGGTCTGTTACCATTTTACTTATCTGTTGTATATCACCAACAGACATATCAGACATAGGTGTACGTTGTTTGTTAATTTCTTCTAGTGCTGAGAAAAATTTAGCGTTCATTCCTTCTCCACTAACCCTAGTTCTTTTAGTTTCATTACCAAGGTAGTCTTTTAATCTTTCATTTTCAGCTTCTAGTTCTGTAACTCTTTTTTCTAAATCAGGGTCAGCTAGATATGATGGTAATGGGTTTTTTATACCCAATAATAAAGCTAATTTGTAAGAATATGGGTTACCTTTCTTTCCGTAACGTTTTATGGAGTTAACTCGGTCTTGGTGTGTTGGTTCGTCTTTTGTGTTAAAAATACCTATAGGCACTCCTAATTCGGGATGATAAGCTAAATAAGCTTTTGCCCCAGATAAAATACGTTCAATAAAGAGTTGTTTTAACAAACCAATCATACTAATTCTATTTATTATAAATAGTTAGTAGGAGGATTTCCTTTTGTTTTTTGCTTGCTCTACTGCCTCATTTTTCTTATTAAACTCTTCTGTTAAGAAATTAACATAAAACCTTCGTTCAAATGTTGGCATAACTAAGATATCCCTCCAAGGAATATGTAAGTGCCTCATAAGGTAGTAAAACTCTTGCAATAGGGCATTCCTATATGCCGTAGAAAGGACGAAAAAACTCAAGTCCAAAAGCAATACGTGCTCCAATCTCCTCGTTGGACGGTGTTTTGACTTTGACACTAAGGTCTAGTTCTGGTGCGTTTTCTCTAATAACTTTTCTGATACTTTGAGAATCTTTAATAGGCATTATTTGGATGGTTTGTGCTATAGACATTGGGTCTCTAACTCCGTCTATTTCCTTCACTACCATTTCTAGTTGTTTGGTGATATAAGGATTTATTGGGTGGTCTTTGTAGGTTTCGTTAATTTTTTGTAGTTCTTTTTCTATTCTAGGCGATATTAGAGTTAGTTTACATTTCTTTTTTGAAACTTCTAGGTAATATTCGAATTCACCTTTTTCATCTAGTTCCACACCAACATCTTTAGTTTTTAGAATAGATAAGTCTATACTTGTTTCAAACTCATTATTTGTTTTTGGGTCTTTAAGTTTAATTGTGTAGTCGGAACCAAAAGCTGTGTTACGTAAAAAAATTAATATAGCTTCTTTATCACACTCCGCTAATTCCTCTACATTAATATCTTTATCTAATATTTTTCTTTCTAGTAAGGTGTGAATTAATTTTTTACTACCAATCATAGACGGTGTTGATAGTAAATTTTCGTCTGAAGCATTTAAATAAGTTACTTTTAAACTTTTTTTTCTACTTTCGTAAAAAATACCTTGTGATGGTAATGATACCACGTCATAAGGTAATATAGTTTCTAATGGTTGTTCTGTTTGCATATTATATTATATATATTTTAATTCCTTTAATGTAAATACTTAGACTTTGATTTTATTTATATATTATAAGCTATTGCAATAGTACCATTGTGCATATTAAAGTCAAGAGGGAAAATAAAAATAATTGCATAAAAAAAGTCTCTAACGAGACTTTTATTATATTATATTGTGAGTATTAGTAAACTAAGACACATCTATCTGGTCTTAAAGTGGCTGTTATATTTGCTAAACCATCATCACTATAACTTAAATCGTTAAAATTAACATCAGTTAAGAAAGTTCCTTGTAGTATCCATTTTTCTACTACCACCCCTGTTGGGTCTAATAACTCTAAATCTATATTTTTCTTGTATCCTGCAGCGTAACCCATTCTACCTGTTACTGACTCTGAATGCATCCTTACCCACTCCATTAGTGCTTGAGCTGCTGAAGGACCTATTGGGTCTCTAAATGTTACATTAATTGTGCCCCAGGTAAATCTACCAGCAACATACGTTGATGTATTTAAAAAAGGTACTTCTACCGAGTTTATAGTAATTTGTGGTCTAGATGTGCTTTCCACGTACCATTCATTAATACCTAAAGAAGAGTCAAACCTTAGGATAAACCGATTCTTTTTCTTCGGTTCATAGGGTACGGGCATTTTCATTAACAAGTCAGCCATTGTATTTTATTTTAATTTAATTATTATTTTTTATTTATAGGATTAAAATCCTTTTATTATAAATATACGGTTATGGAAAAAAAAGAGTGTTTATCGTTTCTTAATTATAATTTTCCCATATCCCCCTTCAGATGTATCGTAAACAATAAATGTAGTTTCTGGGAACTCTTCTTGTAATTCGTCCTTAATATAGTCTATCATTGCGTTTATATTACCTAAATCATCGTCACTAAAACCTACAGATAATTTATTATAACTAGAATTTACTAGTTTATTTGTTCCGTCCATTATTTTATTTACATAATCTCTAAAAGCTATTTTTTTATTTTCTTCTGGATTTATAGCCGAACCAAAATCTAAACCAAACTTATCAGCAAATTCAACAGAGGATACTGGGTGATAATCAATTTCATCCAAATAAATCTCTAATGTCTTATCTGGTGTAAGATATTTGGTTTTAGGGTATATAAGTTGTATATTACTTAACATTTCTGATAATTCTTCTTCATTAAATGTCTTAGATATCACAATATCCATCCCTTTTCTTAAAGTGATTGGTTGGTGTCCTCTGGCTGTTATAATAGATATTGGTTGTGCATTTATTAAAGCTTTTTTAAAACTCTCGAATGATGGTGCGAAAGATTTATTATCTAAAGCTTTTTTTAAATCACCTATAAACTCTTTTTCTTCTCTAAAATTATAGAAAGCGTCATCATCTAATTTATAGTTTTTACTATTCCTAATTTTTGAAAATTTATCTGTCGATACTTGTGTTGGTTCCCATTTACCATCTTTATATTTTAACATTCTAATCAATGTAGGCATTTTAACTATATTGTCATCCCAATCAAAAGAATAAGCTTTTATGTCGTTTGTATTGTTATCTTCCTGTTCTATAAGTTTAGATATCCTTTTTACTTGCCTTTCATTAATTATTATTTTATGTTTCATATAATATAAATAGTGTTTTATTTGGTTAACATTTATTTTTTGTTTATCTTTGTAGTATAATTAAAAGATGAGTTTAATTGTAACTTAAAGACGATTTTAATCGTATATATACATAAGAATGTTAACCACTAAAAAATAAAACTATGAGTATTATAGAAATCTTAATCACCTACGTAATTTGTTCAGAAATATTAATGATGTTTTTTCTATTTATTAACACGGAAGAAATTAAAAAATCTTACCTTTCTTTTGAGGAGAGAAGAAGTGGGGTACCTTCGGATGGGTGGTATACTTTCTACATTATCACACATATTTTAAAAGCCCCGTTATTGGCACCCTATATTGCTCTACTGATGTTACTTAATGGAGGTAAATTGATTCCTGATGATAATTAAATAAAAAAGGTCCGAAAGGACCTTTTTAGTTTAAACTCTTGATATTGGTTTAATAACTTGTTTCATTTTTTTAATGTCTTCCTGGATTAGTCTATCCTTTTCTTTCTCTACTGACTCATTATTAACTT